ACTCAAATCTTCTCAGGTTTTCCAAAAACAAGACGTGATGATTTACGTTCTCGCGTGGTGATGGCTCAAGGTTATCGCCTCGGAATATGTCTTTCGGGGCGAACCAGCCAAGTATCTCGACCGACCTGAAGTCCACATAGCAATAGACGTAACGATCAATCGGATTGTTGGCCTTCCAATCAGGGATGTAAACGCGATCCCTACCGGGCTTGGTGCTTTTAACATCCACCCTCCTGCCCTTGATGATGCAGTCCGCTCCACCTGCTCGTGGTTCAAAGGACAGGTCTGGGTAGACGTTAAAGTATTTGCAAACGGCAATCTCTGCAACCAGTCCATCGACCCCGATCTGAAAGCCATCATCCTTCCCCATCTGTCGATCATTCACGCCGTAGTCTCGGTTGACGAACTCCCGCACGGAGGTCAGATAGACGGCAGTGGCGTATTCGCTGGGCTTCAAGGTTATAAGGATCATGTTTATGTCAACAAATACTTGACCATGCACCCCATCGCCAGAAGATAAGTTAGCCCCTTACCAATAGCGAATATTGCTTCCCACATCTCTATCATTTCTCTTCGTGTCATGTGTTCTTCTCCTCTATCTCTGCTTGTATGCCATTAAACGCAACCTCCCCAGAACCTTTAGCCCAGAAAGAAATAGTCACAGGCTGAGTAACAGCAAAGCGTGGCTTGCGTGTAACTGCGGAGACAATCGCATCCCATACCCCAATCCATCCAGTCCTTTGCAGCGCCATCTGTTGTTCAATGTGGTATTGCTTCCATTCGCTCATGTGTTCTTTTCCTGTAAGGCTTGCTCGATGGCTTGGTATATAGCAGTAGAAAACATCATAGTTGTGCCGCCAGTGCGCCAATGATCCTCAACTTTCATTTCTGTGGCTCTATAAATCTCTTTAACCTCATCATCCGTCAGCCCCTGCCATTCGCGCTTTGCTTCGACTGAGCGGTTCATCATCTCTGCGTAGTTCTTCAGCCGGTGCAACTCCAGTTCGACTTCTTTAAGTTTTTCGATTGCTGCAAATGTTTTATCCATTGTTCTTCTCCTTCAACTTGGCTTCGGTCATCGCAACACAATGCGACCCATTGTTTGATTCCCATGCCAAATAAGTTCTTTCTTCATCCGTCAGCCCCTGCCATTCGCGTTTGCGTACCCACCCGGCTTGCTCCATTAGCGCAGGTATCAACAGCAGTTTTGTAGGCTCTGACCGTGGTGGGGCGGTGTAGAGTGGGGTGCAGTTTGCTTTTTGTTTTTCATCAAGGTCAGCGTCTAATGCAATGCTGGCGTACTCAACATCACTTCCTGCGTAGTACCACGCCACCGGCTCCGGTTCAGGCTGCGCGAGTCGGGCGCGAAGGGTTTCGATTGTTTCCTGAGACTTTGCTACCGCTTGCTTTAAATATCTAGAACGCCTGTACCACTCGCCGTGTTGATCTATGTTTTGTTGCATCTCCCAGTTTTGCGAATCTGCCGCATCAATCAACGCATCCAGCATTTGTTGCGCTTCCTCGCGGGTTAGTGTGATCATGATTGCCTCCGTTTAAATCAGTGTCTATGTTCGACCTTGACGTTGATCATGTCTGCGATCATGAGGTGGAACAAAGTCTCAAGACCTTTCTTTACATCCGGTGTCTTCACTTCATCGATGCTCTCTGCCAATCGAAAGATGACTGCTAACTTTGCCTCAACAGGCAAACTATCAATCTCAGTCTTCCCCTCTGTCTCTCGCATGATGTCTCTCCATTGTTGTGTGAACATTCCTTACCTCTTGATTTAATTCGATCAGTTTGTCGAGGTAGTGCCGAGCCTTCTTCAAGTCATCGACACCCCCCTTCTCTTTCCAACGACTGACGTACTTGACGATGTTGCCCTCAAAGTACCCAAGGTTGTTGGCGGCTATGTAGTCCCACGGTTGTATCAACTTACCCTTGTAGTGAGTGCCGCCTACCTGTACATCATTCGCCGTCATCCGCAGCCTCCGGCATCTCGCGTGTGCGTTTAAACTTATCGATCTCATCGCACACCAGTTGTCCGAAAGACTTGCCAGATGGGAAGCGCATCTGCGCCCCCTTGGTCTTTTGTGCGATCTCCATTGCGGCATTCAGGCCATCGTCATAGCCTTGGTTGTAGGGGTTGTCCTCTCCAGCCAACCGCATTCGAATCCCCTCACGGGCTATGTGCGACACAGGCTTCTTTGCAGACTTCGCAAACTTCTTGAGTTCTGTCAGTTCTGCCGGTGGTACATAGATCATGAGCGGAGCGACTGTTTTAAAACGGGTCATTTTTTTTGCTCCATTCTTCGTATTCATCTATCAGTTTGTCGAAGGCTTGTTGTGCATCCACATTGCCATTGAGTTCTGTGCGTGAATTGATGCCGCATATGTCGTGGAGAAAGCGAGTTGCTGTTGCCTCGTTCGCATTACTCATCTCATAGCACTCCTCAAGGAATCGATGGAACCAGTTGTGTCGGCAGAGCATCCCTGCCTTCTGCACCCGGTTCTTCACTACCATCGGAGACTCGTCATCGTTTATACGCACCATCGCAACGCCATACCGCGCACCGATAAAGTCACGCATCAGTTCTTGCGGTATCTCGTCAGGATGAATCTTGATGGTCAGGACGTATCCAGTTGCGTCCTGCTTCAACGCAACCTTCAACGCCTCAAATTGCAGGGCGCTCATTGGGAGTCTCTCAACCCCACCTGATTCTCAAGGTAGGAAATGACTGCACGAAATCCAATGATCTGATACTTCAAGTTTTCTATTTCACTTTGAAGTTTCACCACCTTGCCGTTGGCAATGATCAGGTCTGCTGGTGCAGTGCCAGCAGGATGACGGCGGTGAGCCTTGACCCTGACGGTCTTTGATTTTCTGGGCTTTGGTTTTGCAACCTGCTTGACATCTTTTTTAAGCAGCCACTTGTTCATGGAATAGTTTTTCTTTGTGCCACCCGTTGCTTTAAAAAACTCTTCGTAAGTTGCGTTCGGGTTTTCGCGAATGAAACCAAGTTTTGAATTTTTCCTTGCCATGTCAGTCTCCGTGTTTAAAAGGGTTCGTCTTCTGGGTAGTTGCTCTGCTGGGGCTGCGCCTTTGGATAGCCGCCCTCTTCGCGTTCCTTGAACTCGCTGATCTTCATGGAAAGAAACACCGTTCCTTTGCTCGATATTTTTTTCCAACCAGCAAGGCGAAGTTTTGCCTTGCCAGTTCCGATGCCCAGCGCAGCAAGATCAAGGGTCATGTCGCCTTGATAGTCTGGAGCCTTCGGGTTCTTCTTGACGATGTTCTGGAACAGGGTTCCGCTGTTTAGGTATTCACGATCAGCCATGATTAGTCCTCTTTGAGGTTGATTTTGAGTTGAGCAAAATGCTCTTGGATACGCTTGAACAGTTCTTTGCTGTTCTTCTTCAGTTCATCGATCTGCGGTTGGTTGGTTTTCCACAGGTCAGTAAGTTCGGTGAGCGAGGTGCATGAGTTGCCCCAGTTGACCATCGACTCGACAAACAATTCGCTCTTCGGGTCTTGCTCTTCGTAGCGATTAGCAACAACCTTCTTCGCTGGCGCAGGTTGCTCCTCTGCCTTCAATGGCGGGGATGAATCGAGTGAGTCATGCTCGACCACCTCAAGACAGGCTACCCAGAGGTATCTCCGCAAATAGGTCTCAACCGCGCCCAGATTCTGGACTGGGTGACAGCCCTTGAGGGATGCCTCACTCATTGGGGTAGTGACGGTAATCACCTCATCAGGCTTATCGGTGTTGACGATCAGCATCTGCGCCTCTTCCTTGCCAAAGGTGATGATGGAAGTGAGACCTACCTCCTTGAAGATTTGCAAGGCAGGAACAACAAAGTCACCCAGTTCAAAGTACGAGTAGCCAGCGAACTTGTTCTGACCGCTCTTCTTGAGTTTGGACTGGTGGAACTTGTCACGAGCCTCGTTTAGTTTCTGATAGACGTTCATCTTCTGATAGGGGTTCATGGTCATTCCTTGTTTGGTTGCAAAACGCTGTGGATGACGCACATCGTTTGGTTGTCGTACATATCCAAGGCACACGCCGCACGGATCGGATCAGCGCCCTTGATCACCATCTCGTTTAAATGCTGACGCTTACTCCACAGCGTTGCGGTGACGCATAGCATCAGCGTGATGAAGCAGGTGGCAATGATTGCCCACACCGCTACCCAAAACTTGTCTTCGTTACTCATCGTTAGCCTCCTTCAAGGATTGTTGATACTGACTGCACCACTGAGCCACGCCGCAGAAGTTGCCAGTGCAGCGAATGGCTTCCCCCTTACGAACCTCGACATAGCCGTTTTCTTTTACCGCCAACTCATCTGCCTCGTGCTGGGTATCGAACACCCTGATGGCAGTCTTCCTACCCTCACGCTTGACGGCGAACTTGGTCTCACGCACCCAGCGGTCATCGTCCGTGCAGGGCGGCAGTTCATCACCCCAGTCCGCTTGAACCTTGGACATACGGTGCGCATCGATACGCTCCTTGATGTACGCCTCAGTCTTCTCCAGAGGCCACAGGGGCAGTTCTAAGACTTGGATAGGGGCTTGTGGGTAGTCGGCCTTAACGGACGCCTCACGGCGGCTCCAGTCGCGTATCAGGGC